TGCTTATGGAGACTGGTCTAAGTTCAACATCCGTAAGGCGTGTCGCTTGTTAATCTGTTACAATGACCGTTTTCTGAATTGATGATGACCGAATCTTTTGTTCCGAACATTTCATACTTTCCGAAATACGGTTCATACTTTTCAATCAATTCGTTTTTCACTAAATCATCCGATCCTATTTCAATCAGATAATCCCACTCTAATTTCATGGCCTCTGTTAGTCCATGATTCTTTTTTTCACCTACCGGATCGTTCTTATAAAAAGTGTACTTGATGTCGTATTTGTTGCAGAGTGGTATCATGCTTTCCTCGCTTATCACAGCGAATGCTTCGATGGGATGGCGGCTCTTTTTACGGAGCCTAACCAAACCCATGAAACATATCTCTGTAATCTCAGGACGTTTCCACACCGCTAAGAATACGAGTAACTTCATTAAGAAATATCCATGTACTTAACTGCTGTGGTATCTTCCAAGAAGCTGTCGGTTCTCATCAAACCGAAGAAAGCTAATTGATCGTACTCAGCGTAACGCTCACCCAATACCTTCAGAGTGAAGTCATTTACAATACGGATGTTGAACTTAGACCAGTCTCCATAAGCAACAATCTTATCACCGGTTGCGCTTGTTGCGCTCATATCCTGGTTGAAGAAGAATGGCTTACCAAGTATTCTGTCAGGATCTCCATCACGATAAGAAGGAGCCCATACAGAACCGGGCTTGTCAGAAGCTAAAGCAAGTGCTTTTATTTCAGAAAGAATTGCTGAGTTCATAGAGAACGCAACCTTTGGACCCGAACGATAAATCGGATCAAGTGAATCCTGTAACAATGCAAGTTCTGCCAATGTGAAGGTAGAAGTTGAAGATGTTACATTACCGCGAGTTTGCAAGAAACCTTTAGGCTGTGAAGAACCAGAACCTACTGTGTAGTAGTAGTTCGCAATTTTACCAACACGAATTGCTAATTTCTTAGCTAAGTAATCGGTAAGGTTTACACCGTTATCCTGTAACAACTCGGCAGATACTTTGATAAGTTTAGAACTCATCTTGTAAGCACCCATGTTGTGAACAGAGAACACAAGATCAGCAGAAGCTGAACTCAAATCAGAGTTTTCACCGATCAATTCACCTGTGTTAGAGGTATCGTCATTGATAGGGAAAGGAATTGTGTTACCTGTATCGGTGCGGATGATGTTTGCCCACAACGTAAGGTCAGAAACCTTCTCCATCAATTCAACCACGCGACCCGCGAAACCTTCGGGTACTGTGTAACCTCCGGCAGTAGTTGTACCTACTGACTGAGCGCGTTTTTCACGCATGTTGTTTACTACTCTTTGCTCATCAGCGTTAAGAGCCTGGCCACGTAAGAATTTCTCAAAAATCTTTACATCGCGTGCGTCTGTGTCATACGCTACTCTTTCGGCATCGGTCAACGATGTGTAACCTGATTTGTGTGCTTTGTCGATTGCATTTCTGCGCTCTGATCTTGACACATTCTCATTAAATTCCTTGCTCTTGTTGTCATCTGACTCGGTGCGTACTGCTTTGCCGGCCTCTGTAACTAGATCAAGTCTTTCCATTCTTTGATGGAAATCAATTTGCTCCTGAACCTGTACTAGTTCAGCATCCCAAGCGTTGAATTTGCTCTTCTCTTCAGGAGTAGCAATTCCCGCCTGATCTCCTTTGCGTTCGCTTACGAGACGATAGGCATCCTTCATCTCGTTAACGATTTTACCTTTCTTATCGAAAAGTGATTTTAGTTCTGCTTTCATCTCGTTAAACGTGTTTGTTAATTGTTAATTTTAAATCCATCATGTCGGCAGTTAGTACCGACTCCTTCTCCTCCTCCTTTGGCTTGTTCGCCTCAAAAGATCGTGCGCCCACAGTTGCATCCGGATAAGCCGGACTTGTTACAGGGCTTACATCATAAAGTCTTTTAATTTTTGTGATCGTTCTTACACTTGGCTTATCTTTTGAATGTTTCCACTCCTGTTCTGCCACTGTAAAAGCAAAAGAGCTTTGATGTATAATTCCTTCTTTTACTAACTGCTTTAAGTCTCTCGCTAAAGATGTATCAGGTAGTTTTACTTTATATTTTAAACCGGTATCGTCCTGTGAAATGGAAACATTCACACCGTTACGACCCAGTACTAAATTCATATCATGGTTAAATAGAGCCACTGCATCATCCGAAACGACATCCGCAAAAGCACCTGGCGCAATACGCTCATGCCATCCGCCAAAATCAAGAGAGTCTTTATTAAAAACTGCTGCATAGCCTTCAATTACATTCTCATCAACTCCTTCATCACGCTTTTCAAATCCCACAGGCTCGGCAAAGAATCTGCGTTCAGCGTTATCAATATTTTTTATGTAGTCTTTCATTAAATTACTGTTATGTTAAATGTTTCACTCCCCGCGCCACCCTTGCACTTCAACCATTGTGATTTTTTATACTTACCCCAATACTTTGTCTGTGTACTGTTGAGTGCTGCTGATCCTGCGGCTATCGCAGTCCCGTTAAAACTTAACTGAACGCTTGTACCACTTACCCATTCGATGAGTATCTCCGCTTCGCCTCCGTCACATACCAAATCAAGATCAATCGTGTTATCACTTGTGCCTGATACCGTTATTTTAACAGGGTTTAATGTTACTGTGTGTGTCGCTGCCATTTAATATCCTTTACCATCGTTACCCAAAATCCCCTCTATGATTAATTGAGGGTCATCGCCCTTCTTAACCGCTTCAATTATTTTTTTCTTCAATGAATTACGTGTTACTGTGGGCTTCTGCTTCATCATTTCCTTTTGTAAACTGATTGGAACAGTAGCACCCTGAATAAATAATTCATCACCTCCTTCAATAGCCGGATCATTGTTGTACTTGCGTATTTCGTTAGGTGTTTTAATCGCGTTCTGTACGTACTTACTGAATTGTTCAGCTTTTGAAACTGAATCAGCGCGCAGATAGGCATCAAGATTGATCTCCGCGTATAAATCCTGCTCACTTGAAAGTTGGAATAGTTTATTTGTGTATTCGGCTTCAAACTTTGCCGCTATCGGGGCCATTGTGTCTTGTAAAAACTCAATGCCCATAAATTCAACATTTGAATATTTTACGGCTGAGTCTCCAAGTTTTTGAGTAGGTACACCAAACCACCGCGCTACGGTTGCAATTGAGAAATCATTTGATACAACCCAATCTGCATCTTTTGGAGGCACGGATATTTCCTGATACTTCCATGAAGCCGGCATTGCTACGTCTCCGCCTTGTTTTTTAGCTGCCTGGAATGAATCTTTAACCTCCTGACGTTGCTCCTTTGTGGGCCTCATGCCCTGTTCAGGAATTAAAAGACCTGCCGGCTTACCACCTCTTCCGAAGAATGACTCACCATACTGGCGGATGTCGAACATCAGGGAGGCATCTTCACGCATGAAGGAAAGCACCGATTTACCCACAACGCCATCGCCCATGTTTGGCACGTGGATCATGTTGGACGAACCAACTAAATCTTCAACGCCCTGAATCTTATAGACTAACTCGTTTGGTCCTTCAATACACTTTACATCATCGGGGTTAAGCAGATCAATCCGTTCTACCCTTGCGATTCCGTTTCTTTTAATTAGCGCGTAGTGATTACCCTTTAACTCGTAATGTTTCATCGCCCGGTCAAAGAATATTACCTTCGACATCTTGTTATTAGGAGCTTTTGAAAGTAAAGTGGAGGCTGGATGCTCTGCTAAAATTCGGCCTGAAGATGTTTTTTGAAAGACCTGGAAGGGGAGGGCGGAGATAAACCCCGACTTTATAGCAACCGCCCTATATACCGCTGACAACGTAAGCGCGCCATTTTCAGAAATGGACCTGCCCGTTCCGCTGATATTGCCCCCTAATATCTGATCCAAAGCCCACCCGCTAATGGGTTGCTTTGGATTTTCAAGGTTTACGGCTCTCGATTCCGTATTCCACACAAACTCATTAAAGAATTTCTGAAACTTTCCCTGCATTAGTGTAAAAATACGTTCCAATATTGGGATAATAATCCTAAATTGGGGCAATAATTTTTACTTTAATATTAAAACATTGATTTTATGGTAGAAAGGAGTATGCTTGATCGGTTCACACACGATTTTAACAGCGAGTTATCTAATGAGATAACAAGGGAAGAAACCTTCGAACGCGCAAAGAAAAGATTTGAGGATGTATGTGGCTTTACGCCTTACAGAAGTTACAGGAGTTATAGAACGGCAAGCACCGCGAAAAAAAGAAGGGGATAATTTTATAAATCTTCGTAATAAGTTAAAGCCGCTGTTACGTTACTTGATGCCCCTGAAACAACCTTTGCTGAAATTGTTAGTATTAAAGATGGTGGTACTGCAATCTCGTACTGTGCTAAACTTATCGAAAGGTTACCCTTTGATCCTAATGTGAATGCTGCAAGAAGCGTTCCTCCGCTTACTGTATTTGCGGTAGTGTCAACATCGCCAACAAGATTAGTACCAGCATTAGCATAATTAGTGTTACCGCTAAATGTGGGATTTGCCCTAACTTCTACCTCAACGCTTTGCGATGATTCTGATGATAGAGTAAGGTTTTGAGGCTCTATTTCTACCTGATTGTATAAAGAATTATAACTTTTTCTATTCCTTATTGAAAGAACATTTGTAAATGAAGTGCTAACAGACTGTGTGTTTTTTACTGCTCGTGGGTTTCTTGTCTTGGTTATTTTACCCTGAACGAAACAGGCCACCGATGCGCATTGGACTGATACGCTTGTGGTATTCCCCTGATTTGATGAGTATATCCCAAACCTTAAAGCTGGTTGTCTTAAATTTGGCGTGGTATTTCTGCCTGAATATTTTATAACATGTACTAAATCAAAAGCACCAGAATCTAAATTTTCAACATAGAAAAATATATTACCCATTCCAAGATACTGGTATTTTATCTGATACACATTGCCCTTAGTAGGGTCTAAGTCATCAGCTCTGTTATTTACATTCCAATCGGCCTGCGGAATGTGGGCGCTTGTCTTTGTTACACCCGCTTTATTCTGTCCTATTGTTCCGGTAGCTGATGCATGGCTAAAAGAATATGTACCGTCTTTAGCTCCGTCTGATGAGGCTATAATAATAACAGTAGCCCCGATCTGGTCGGCTTGCCATACAGCTTGGTTGCTTGTGTTGTTTAACCATGTGGCAATCTCATGTGCGTTATGTGCTGCGGTTCCTGAAGTGAGTGGAATCGTATATGCAACCGTATTAAGTGTTAATGTAAGGTTAGTACTTCCATTACTTGCTCCGGTTACTGTAATAGTTCTGCATTCAGCAACACCATCTTTTCTATACCAAATGCCAAACGATGTGCCATTATACCCGAAACTTAATTCATCACTCAAATTAACAAGCCCAACACCAGACCAATGATTAGCCTGGTTAGTGGGGAAAACTCCTGTGAATCTTGCCAATCCACCCTGACCGGATTTGTAGTTTAAACTTCTAAATGATTGTATCGCTCCGTATCCATAAGCGTTAGTACCTGAAGTACAGGTAAACATCCTATTAGTAACGCCCGTTGTTCCGGTTGAATATGTATATTCCCTTAAAATAGGGGGTATAAACTCATAAATTCCAGATGTTTGAATGAATGCCGTATTTTCAGCTACTTGTACTTCACCAAATGCTGTCAATGGGTCTTTTATGATTGAATTCTCGTAGTTTGTCATTTTCTTTCGGAAAGAATAAATTTAATGAAAATAATTATATTGCCATTGATTCTGTCTCAATAAATCCGGTAGCATCCATGCGAATATCTACCGCCTTTGCGTCAATTAAAGCCGCTATCCCATCTATTTTATATTGGCTCTTGCTTTTGTCTGGC